ATGGCGCGGCAGATCGGGACGGGATCGGAAGCAGCATCGGGAACGGGGCGTACCCGTGTGATCCGGGCTGGAGTGCAGCGCGCGTTCCTGGATCACCTGGCGGCGACCGGCAGCGTGGAGGCAGCGGCCGCGGCGGTCGCGATCGCGCCGTTGCAGGCCTATGCCGCGTGCCGGAGCGATGCCGGGTTCGCGGAAGGCTGGCGCGCCGCGCTGCGGGTCGGATACGACCGGCTGGAGGCGATGCTGATCGAACGTACGGCCGCGGTGCTGACCGGCGCTTCGAGCGATCCGCTGGAGACGCCGGACGTGCTGTTCGCGCTGCGGCTGATCGAGCGACAGCGGGAGGCGGAAGCGCCGGTGGGCAAGCGCGCCAAGGCCGGCGCGGGCGCGGCGGACAAGACGGATGCGGCGATCCTCAAGCGGCTGGCGATGCTGAGCAAGCGCCATGCGGCCGAGGAAGCGCGGGCGCGTCGGACCCAGGAGGGAGGCGATGCGTGAGCCCGGCGGAGGAACGCGAGGCGGCGATGCGGGCGCTGGCCCGTGCCGATCCGGCCACGCAGGCGGCGACGCTGGCGATCCTGTCGCCGGAGCAGCGACGTGAGCTGCTGCACCGCTGGGAGCGCTGGGCGCATCCCGGCCAGCTGCCGACCGCGGAGGGGTGGCGGATCTGGCTGATCCTGGCCGGCCGCGGCTTCGGCAAGACGCGGGCGGCGTCCGAGTGGGTGTCCGAGTTCGCGCGCAGCCACCCCCAGGCGCGGATCGCGCTGGTGGGGGCGACGCTGGACGACGTGCACCGGGTGATGGTGGGCGGCGAGGGCGGGTTGCAGGCGAGCGCGCACGACGACGAGCCGATGCTGTGGAAGGGGGGCGTGCTGCACTTCGCGTCCGGCGCAAAGGCCTTCGCCTATTCGGCGGAGGCGCCCGAGAAGCTGCGCGGCCCCGAACACCACGCCGGCTGGTGCGACGAGATCGCCAAGTGGCGGCTGGGCGACGCGGCCTGGGACAATCTGATGATGGGGATGCGGCTGGGCACGCATCCGCAGCTGGTGGTGACCACCACGCCCAAGCCGGGCGCGCTGCTGCGGCGGGTGCGCACACTGCCGGGCGTGCACGAGACACACGGACGGACGGTGGACAACCCGCACCTGCCGGCAAGCTTCGTCGAGGCGATGGCCGCGCAATATGCGGGCACGCGGCTGGGACGGCAGGAGCTCGACGGGGAGTTGCTGGAGGATGTGCCGGGTGCACTGTGGACGCGCGGGCTGATCGAGCGGTGCCGGGTGGCGGCTACGCCCGACCTGGTGCGGGTGGTGGTGGGCGTCGACCCGCCTGCGAGTGCGGAAGGAGATGCGTGCGGCATCGTGGCGGCGGGCTTGGGCGGCGATGGGCGCGGCTATGTGCTCGAGGATGCGAGTGCCTCCGGGCTGACGCCGGACGGCTGGGCACGGGCGGTGGCGGCGTGCGCGGCGCGCCATGACGCGGACCGGGTGGTGGCGGAGGCGAACCAGGGCGGCGCGATGGTGGAGACGGTGTTGCGCACAGCCGAGGCGGCGCTGCCGGTGCGGCTGGTGCATGCCTCGCGCGGCAAGTCGGCACGGGCGGAGCCGATCGCCGCCCTCTATGAACGCGGCCGGATCGCGCATGCCGGTGCCTTTCCAGCGCTGGAGGACGAGCTGTGCGGGTTGGTGGCGGGCGGCGGCTACGAGGGGCCGGGCCGGTCCCCCGATCGTGCCGACGCTTTGGTGTGGGCGATGGACGAGCTGATGCTCGGCCGCCGCGGGGCTGCCTCGGTACGGGGGCTGTGAGCCCGGTTCAGGTGAAGAGCGACAGGAACAGCAGCACGAAGGCGGCGGCGCACACGCTGCCGCCGATCGTGAGGTGGCGGGTGGCGGAGCGGGCATAGGGCTCACCGCCGGCGGGGCGGACCTGCTGGCGGCGAATGCGCCAGCCGGCCCAGACGAACATGCCGCCCAGCCAGAACAGCATCAGCGATGCGGGGAACAGGGCGAAGTGTGCGCTTTGCGGCATCCAGACTCTCCTTGGCGGAGGAAGCTAGCATGAAATGGTTCGGCAGGAAGAGCCTGGGCGCACAGGGCGCGGCGGGCGAGGGGTGGCGGCCGGCGCTGTCGCCGGGCGGATCGGTCGCGGCGCTGGGCAGCTGGCCGACGAGCTACGAGGCGCAGGTGCGCGCGGGCTATCTGGAGAATGCGATCGCGCAGCGCGCGGTGCGGATGGTGGCCGAGGGCGTCGCGGCGGCCCCGGTCACGGGTGCGGACCCGGAGCTGGTGCGGCTGGTGTGCCGGCGGTCGGCCGGGCAGGTGCTGGTCGAGACGATCGCGGCGCAGCTGCTGCTGCACGGCAATGCGTTCGTGCAGTTGCTGGACGATGGGCGCGGCGGGGTGGGCGAGCTCTATGCGCTTCGGCCCGAGCGGGTGAGCGTGGAGCCGGACGCCAATGGCTGGCCGGTGGCGTTCCGCTACCGAGTGGGGGCGCAGGTGCAGCGGCTGGCGGCGGAGGATGCCCGGGGGCGGGCGGCGGTGGTGCACATCAAGGCCTTCCATCCGCTCGACGACCATTACGGGCTGGGGTGTCTGGGGGCGGCGGCGGGTGCGATCGCCGTCCACAATGCGGCGGCGCGGTGGAACAAGGCGCTGCTCGACAATGCCGCGCGGCCCTCGGGGGCGCTGGTCTATGATCCGGGCGACGGCGGCGTGCTGTCGCGCGACCAGTTCGACCGGCTGCGCGCGGAGATGGAAGCCGGCTTTGCGGGTGCCGCCAACGCGGGGCGGCCGATGCTGCTGGAGGGCGGGCTCAAGTGGCAGGCGATGAGCCTGACTCCGGCGGACATGGACTTCAACGGGCTGAAGGCACAGGCGGCGCGGGAGATCGCGCTGGCGTTCGGGGTGCCGCCGATGCTGCTGGGGCTGCCCGGCGACAATACCTACGCCAATTATCGCGAGGCCAATCGCGCGCTCTGGCGATTGTCGATCCTGCCGCTTGCCGAGCGGATCCTGGCGGAGCTGAGCCAGGGGCTTGGCGGGCATTTCGCGGAGGCGGCGCTGTCGGTGGACCTCGACCGGGTGCCGGCGCTGGCGGAGGACCGCGAGCGGCTTTGGGGCCAAGTGAGTGGGGCGGAGTTCCTGACCCGCGAGGAGAAGCGCGCGCTGGTGGGCGTGGGGCCGGCGGTGGGCGCGGGGCTGTAATCCTCCTTGTGCTCCCGCGCAGGCGGGAGCCCAGGGATGAGCAGAACTGAGGACAGCGTCTGGGGCCCTGGGCTCCCGCCTGCGCGGGAGCACGAAGGTGGGATCAGCGGTGGCGCTCTGACGGGAGGGTGCACGCCATGGTGGTGCGCTCGAAGCGGCCGCCCTGGGCCGCGCACTGCTTGCCGCGGACGAAGGGCAACACGAACGCGATCGATACCAAGGCTGCAAGCGCGGCGAACAGGACGATGCGGAGGCGGCGGCGCATCGCAGGGGACTATCAGGCGGAGGCGGCAATGGACAATGCACAGGTGCTGGCGCAGCTGATGGGCCAGGCGCGGCAGGATGGCGCCGACCTGGCGACGCTGCGCGCGATCGTCGAGGAAGCGGGCGAGGTCGGGGCAGTGCGCGCGCTCACCCGGCTGGGGCTGGAGGATGCTGCGGCCGGTGGAGACATGAAGGAGCTGCGCGAACTGCTGGCGGCCTGGCGCGATGCCAAGCGATCAGCGGCGCGCGCGGCGATGGGCTGGGTCGTGCGGATGCTGCTGGCGCTGGTGCTGGTCGGCGTGGCGGTGAAGACCGGTTTTGAGGACTGGCTGCGGTGAGCGTCCGCTTTGCCGGCTATGCCGCGATCTTCGATGTGCCGGATCGGGGCGGCGACGTGGTGCGTGCGGGCGCTTTTGCCGGATCGGGGCCGGTGCCGCTGCTTTGGCAGCACCGGGGAGTGCCGGTCGGGCGGATCGAGCAACTGGCGGAGGACAGCCGGGGCCTGCGCGTCATCGGGCGGGTGGAGCTGCCGGAGCTTGCCCAACTGGTTCGGGACGGTGCGCTGGGCGGATTGTCGTTCGGGTATCGCGTGCAGGCGGCGCGGCATGGGCGGTGGCGCGAGTTGGAGCGACTGGACCTGATCGAGGTGAGCCTGGTGGCGGTGCCGATGCAGCCGCTGGCGTGGGTGCATGCGGTGGCGCCTGGGTGACGGTGCAGAGCTTTGAAGCGTGGTGCGGGCGTCCCGGTGGGGCGCCTTTTTTCTTGCGGGAGACGGTGACGATCGAGACCAAGGCAGATGCGCTGGAGGCAAGCTTCGCAGGCGTGGAGGGTGCGGGGACGCCGGCGGCGCGGCCGATGCTGGCGGGGGCGGCGGCCCGGCCCGGCGGTGCGGCGTTCGAAGGGTTCGTGCGCAGTGGTGCTGTGCTGGAGATGAAGGCGTTCACCGGCACGGCCGGTGAAGGCGGCGGCTATGCGGTGCCCACCGAGATCGACCGGCAGATCGACACGCTGCTGAATTCGGCAAGCCCGATCCGGGCGATCGCCAATGTCGTGAAGGTCGGGACTGCCGGCTATCGCAAGCTGGTGACGAGCGGCGGCACGCCTTCGGGCTGGGCGTCGGAGACGGCGGCGCGGCCGGAGACGGCGACGCCGACCTTCCATGAGGTGTCGCCGCCGATGGGTGACCTCTACGCCAATCCGGCGGCGAGCCAGGCGATGCTGGACGATGCCGCGTTCGACGTGGAGGAGTGGCTGGCGGGCGAGATTGCGGCGGAGTTCGCGGCGGCCGAGGGGCAGGCGTTCGTCAACGGCACCGGCATCGACCAGCCCAAGGGGTTCCTGCGCCAGCCGGTGTCGACCGCGGGCGATGCCGCGCGCGGGTTCGGCACCCTCCAATATCTGCCGAGCGGAGCGGCGGGTGATTTCGGAACCGAGCCGCAGGACCGGCTGATCGACCTGGTGCAGAGCCTGCGCGCGCCGTACCGGCAGGGGGCGGTGTTCGTGATGAACGCGGCGACCTCCACGCGCATCCGCAAGCTCAAGACGTCGGACGGTGCGTTCCTGTGGCAGCCGGGGCTGGTGTCGGGGCAGCCGGACACGCTGCTCGGCTATCCCGTGGTGGAGGCGGAGGACATGCCCGACATCACCGCCAATAGCGCGTCGATCGCGTTCGGCAACTTCCGGCTGGGGTACCTGATTGCCGAGCGGCAGGAGACGCAGATCCTGCGCGACCCCTATTCGAACAAGCCGTTCGTGCACTTCTACGCGACCAAGCGCGTGGGCGGGCAGGTGAGCAATTCGGAAGCGATCAAGCTGATGAAGTTCGCGGTCGCCTGAGCGACCCCTCGTCCGGCGCGGGGAGCCCTGCGCCGGACCCTTCTTCCTGCCCAACAGTGACGGAGCTGCCCCATGGAGACGCCACCCATCCCGGAGGCGGCGATCGCTGCCGCCTGCGCGGCCGCGCTTGCGCACCTGCGCATGGCGGCGACCCACGAGCAGGCGGTGCTGGAGCAGGCCGCTGCGACCGCCTTTGCCGTGTGCGAGACGTTTACGGGTCATGCGCTGATCGCGCGCGACTGGCAGGCGGTGATGCCGGCGACGGCGAGCTGGACGCCGCTGCCGGTGCAGCCGGTGACGGCGATCACCCGAGTCGACGGCCTGCCGGCGGAGGGCAGCGCCTTTCCCCTGCCGGCCGGGAGCTATGCGATCGACCTCACCGCCGATGGCGCCGGCTGGGTGAAGGCGATGCTTCCCGGCAGCGCGGGGCGGCTGCGGATCGGCTTTCAGGCGGGGCTGGCCGAGGGTTGGGAGACGCTGCCGGCGCCGATCTCGCAAGGCATGGTGCTGCTGATCGCGCATCTGTTCGCAAGCGGCAGCGCGGGCGGGGAGCCGCCGGCTGCGGTGGCGGCGCTGTGGCGGCCGTGGCGGCGGCTGCGGCTGGCGCCGGAGGTGCGGCGATGAGGGCGCGGTTGCTGGCGCGCGGCGAGGCTGCGGCCGCGCGCGCGGTCACCGCGGCGGTGGCGCGGATCGGGGAGGCTGCGCGCGAGGGCGCGGCCGGGGTGCGCGGCATCCGGGTCGAGAGTGACGACGACTCCGTGACAATCGAAGGGCGCGGGCTTTGGCGGCGCCGGATCGAAGATGCGCGGATGCGGTGGCTGGGGGCGGAGCGATGAGCGCGCAGACGGTGCTGGGCGATGCGCTGGTCGCCGCCCTCAAGGCGCATGCGGGTGTCGCACGGGTGGTGACGGCGGTGTTCGACGCGCCGCCGGTGCGCGCGGCGCGGCCCTATGCGGAGGTGGCGGAGGCGCTGCTCACCGACTGGAGCACCAAGGACATGGCGGGCCGTGAAGGCCGGATCGCGATCGTGCTGCGCGACGCGGGCGAGCGGCCCGTGCGGCTGCGCGAACTCGCGGGTGAGGTGGATGGGGCGGTCGAGGCGCTGCCGCGCGACCTGGGCGAGGGATGGCGGATCGCGAGCCTGGTGCCGGTGCGCAGCCGCATCGTGCGCGAGGGCGAAGGGCTGTGGGCCGGCACCAACGAATATCGGGTGCGCATGCTGCGGATGCAGTGACGAAGGAGGCAAGACATGGCGGCGGAAAAGGGAAGCGCGTTCCTGCTGAAGGTGGGGGACGGCCAGGTGCCGCCCGGCTTCACCACGGTGGCGGGGCTGCGCACGACGCAGCTGTCGATCAACGGCGAGGCGGTGGCGGTCACGTCCAAGGATTCGGGCGGATGGCGCGAGCTGCTGTCGGGTGCGGGCGTGCGATCGGTGAGCGTGTCGGGTGCCGGGGTGTTCACCGGATCGGCGGCGGAGGCGCGGCTGAAGGCGAATGCGCTGGCGGGCACGATGGACGACTATCGACTGAGCTTCGAGAGTGGCGAGACCATGACCGGGCGGTTCCTGCTCACCCGGCTCGATTATGCCGGCGATTACAATGGCGAGCGCAGCTACACGCTGGCGCTGGAAAGCTCCGGCCCGGTGGTGTCGGCATGAGCGGCGAACCGGCCAATCCGGCCCGCGGCGAGGCGGAGCTGCGGGTGGCGGGCGAGCGGCTGGTGCTGCGGCCGAGCTTTGCCGCGCTGGTCGCGGCCGAGGGCGAGCTGGGGCCGCTGTTCGCGCTGGTGGAGCGGGCGGCGGCGGGGAAGCTGGCGCTTGGCGAGCTGGTGGCGCTGTTCTGGCATTGCCTGCGCGAGCGGCCGGAGGCGCTGACGCGCGAGGCGCTGGGCGAGGCGGTGATCGCGGGCGGATTGGCGGCGGCGACCCCGGCGTTGCGGCAGCTGCTGGCGCAGATCCTGGGCGGGCGGTGAGCGAGCGCTTCGCCGACGCCGCGGTGCGGTTGGCGGGGATGGCGGGGCTTTGGTTCGGCTGGAGCCCCGACGCCTTCTGGCGGGCTACTCCGGCCGAGCTTGGCGCGCTGGTGAAGGCGGCGGGCGGCGAGGCGGGCACGGTGCCGCCCGATGCGGGCACGCTTGCCCGGCTGATGGAGGCATTCCCCGATGGATGAGGAGATCGAGCGGCTGGTGGTGTCGGTGCGCGCCGATACCGCCGGCTTCGCGCGTGACGTGGCGGCGATGCAGAACAGCCTGGAAGGGCCGTTCGCAAGCGGCGTCGACCGGGCTAGCCGCGCGCTGGAGACGACGCTCGTGCGGGCGGTGCGCAGTGGGTCGATGGGCTTCGAGGACCTGGGGCGGATCGCCAACCAGGTGCTGGGCGAGATCGCCGCAGGCGCGATGCGCAGCGGGCTCGACACGCTGCTGGGC